CGTTTCAACGGCAAGCGGAGCGATAACTACTCATGACGCAACGGCGGACTCGTCATCTACGGCGAGCGCTGCCGCCAACGCGGCTGATGTAGCGAGTTCTGCGAATACCGTTGAGCAAATCAGGGTGCACTCTGTTCAGTCGACGGTTACGGCAACAGGTACGGGTCATGACGCGACGGTAAGCACTGCCACGCAGACGTTTGCCGTTGCAGAGGTAGCGATCGGGAATGCATCGACCACTACGGTTTCAGCGCACGTCAGGTCCAATGTGGATGGCGCGACCGTCTCTGGTGTGGGGACCACCCCCGCTGCGAGCCTGCGGACCGGAGCAGCAACTACAGCGCTCGTCACGGTGTTCGGAAACGGGTCCACGGTTGCCTTTGCGAAACTGGTTGATGCAGGCGTTGCGGCCACTTCTGTTGCCGCGCTTGATGCTGGTGTGCAAACGAGCCCATCGGCAGCCAACGTTATAGCGGCGGCCAATGATGCAGCGATCAACGCTGTTGCGGCGACGACGCGCGGACACATGAGCCCGGCATCCCGAACATCCCAAACCATGAGTGGAACACAGGGAACGGGCTCAGGCATGAGTTCTATCGACCGAGGAACAACGACCATCACAGGAGGTAGCTAATGCCGTTCGATCTCGGTGATGTCGTTCCTCTGACCATCGATATCAAGGATGCCAATGGTGATCCGGCAAATGCGACAAGCGTGACACTAACCATCACACTGCCAGATGCCACCGTGATCACCCCTGGAGTGAATAACCCAAGTACCGGCCGATATCAGTTCGACTACCCGACCGTCCAGCCAGGACGACATGCGGTGCGTTGGGTAGCAACAGGTTCCAATGCCGGGGCGCATACGGAGACGTTTGATGTCCGGCCTGCATCCCCCAATGTCATCCTTTCGATGGCTGAGGCAAAGGCCGCACTGAACGTCAACACCGACAAGGACCATGAAGAGATCCGGGGCCATCTTGAGTCGATCACAGATGCGATCGAGTTCCTAGTTGGCCCCGTGGTCCGGAAAACGGTAGTTGAGCGTCATACGCCTGGTCCATACCTGGTGTTGCGCGCATCCCCGGTGATCTCGTTGACAAGCGTCACAGGAATTCCATCCGGATCACCGACGTACGACGTGTCCGATATGGACATTGATCCAGCTACCGGAATCCTCACCTTTCTCGACGGGAGATCGTTCACCGTTCCCGTTCGGGTGACATTCGTAGCCGGTCGGACCGTGGTTCCCGCTGCGATTCGGGAAGCAAGTGTGATCATGCTGATTCACATGTGGAATGTCCAAAGGGGATCAGGCGGGCTACCAAGCGTGGCCGGTCGTGGTGCCGATGGGGACTACACGCTACGGCAGTCATGGGAGCCACCAGTGCCAGGATTCGGCTTCAGTATCCCGAACCGGGCACTAGAGCTGCTGGCTCCCTACCTGCTTCCACCGGACGGAGGCTAAATGGCGTTCGAAAGCTCGTCCATTCCAAAAGCGATTGACGGTTTGGTCAACCTGTGCCAGGGGATGACGGTCGACGGCGCAAGCGTCATCGTTCGCGACGGACCCTACGGCGAATTTGAGATGCCCCACGAGCAATTGATTCTCATCATCGCGGAACCTCCCCACGGTGGTGCTGGCGGCGATGCGGCTCGCGGCGAACAGTCCTTTGTGACCTTTCCAGGGCGCGAGCGCGATGAGGAGTATGACATCTTCTGTTCCGCTATAGCCCGTTCTGGTGACACGGATATTCGCGCGGAACGCCTGCGCGCATTCGCGATTCTCGCGGAAGTGGAGAAGCGGTTGCGGCCGGGGCAACCCGGTGCAGACCTGACACTTGGCGGCTCCGTTCTCTGGGCACACATCTGCGGAGATCTGACCTATCAACCTGCCGCTGCGAAGGGCGGAACAGTGGTGCGCATTGGCTTCGAAGTGAAATGCAAGGCCAGATTGGACGGTTGATATGGGCTATGTAGAACAGGCCCAACTCGCTGAGACTCTGGCCTTTCGAGCAAGAGTCAAAATGGCCCTCTTCACAATCGCGAGAGAATTCTTGCAGGATAACGTCAATGAGCCTAGCCCTGTCCGTGCCGGACTACAAAAGCGGCTCGCGGCGGATTTGGTGGACAACCCCGATCGATGGGTTGCTTACGTTGCCTGGATTTTGGCATCAGTACCGAGTATTACTGCATCTATCTCTGATTCCAAAATGCAAGATGCTGTCAATTTGGTGTTCCGCGCACTGTCAACGAGCAGAGTTGTAGAAAGGCTATAGATCAATGCGCATTGTCTACTGTGGTCCGCACGACGAGGTCGAGCTTCCGTCTCTCGGTGATCTCGCATGCAAACGTGATGAGACTATCGACGTTCCCGATGAGGTCGGTCTTGAACTAGTGAAGCAAGACGCCTGGAAATCGGCTCCAGCGCTGAGCGCTACCAGAAAATCAAAGGAGTAACAAATGTCTGTTGCCAGCAAGGCGCAAATTGGAGCCGTTACCGAGACGACCTATGGCACTCCGGTTACGGTCACGAAGTTCTTTAACTTCAAGTCTGAGTCGTTGGACTTCTCGCAGGAACGCATGGAATCCGAGTCGCTTCGCGCCGGTTACACCATCAAATCGGAGGACTGGGCACTAGGCCGGAAGTCTGTTGAGGGTGACATCGAGATGGAGCTTCGTCCTAAGGGACATGGCTTTTGGTGGGCGCATGCGATCGGTACTCCGACGACAACTCAGCCTGACGCGGTAGGTGCACCGACTGTCTACAAGCACACGTTCGTTCCGGCCGCGTTGCCGACGTCGTTCACGCTTCAGGTGGGCGTTCCGGATATCACCGACACGGCAAGGCCATTCACCTATCAGGGTTGCCGCATTAGTGAGTGGAGCCTGGAGTGTGAGTCGGACGGCTTTGCCAACATGACGATGACCCTTCTTGGACAGGATGTCACGACTGCTACGGCATTGGCGGTTGCGTCCTACCCGACCGGGAATAAGCCGCTGACGTTCGTTCAGGGTGTGGCGTCCATCGGGGGTAGTGCGGCTCAGATCAAGAGCATTAGCATCGAAGGTTCAAACAACCTGTCTGACGATCGCTACTTCCTCGGCTCCGCTCTACGGGCGACTCCGCTAGAGAACGATAAGCGCGAGTATTCCGGCGAGATGGAAATGGAGTTCAACACCCTCGGCGAGTACACGCGTTTCCGTGATGCCACCGAGGTCGAGGTGATCCTTACCTTTACCGGTGCGAACATCGCGAGCACGTTCAACTACGAGACCAAGATTACGATGAACGTGCGTTACGACGGATCTACTCCGCAGGTGGGCGGGCCGGACATCGTTCCGCATTCGATTCCGTTCAAGGTTGTGGACAACGGTACTACGTCGATCAAGGTTGAGTATCAGACCACGGATGCGACTGTCGTCTAAGGACGGTTAGAGATGCCGAAAGGCAAAGCCGGGTATCAGATCGATCCATCGACCAGGTTACAGCTTTTGAAGCTCGTAAGAGACATGGCGTTGATGGATCGCGATACCAAGCGAGAGACGAATAAGAGGTTCAAGGCTGACGCAGGAAATGTAAGAGACAAGGCGCGCATGTGGGCACCACGACGGAGCGGTAGACTTGCTCGCGGTATCAATCTTCGGATTACCAAGAATGACGTCCAACTCGTGTCGAGTGCCCCGCACGCACGCATCAGTGAGTTCGGTGGCAGGCACCCTGTATTCAGGCAAACCACCTGGGTAGACCACCCGGCTCGACCACACGTATTCCCTGCTGTGGAAAGCGAAGCCGGAAACTTTTACAACGATGCTGTGTCCTCATTGGACCATGCTGTATTTAAGGCGGGTTTCAGATAAATGGCCGACAAAGACAACGTCCTAAGAATCAAGGCTGACGACTTCACCATCGGTGAGATCGAAATGATCGAGGAGGTTGGCGGACAGCCTATCGGCTGGATGGGCAAAGAAGATAAGCCTCAGGGCAAGATGATGGTAGCCATTGCTTTTGTGATGGGGCGGCGCACGAATCCCGATTACTCCCTAGAGCAGGCTCGTCAGATGCGAATCGAGGTTGAGGAGCCCGAAGAGGTCCCCGACAAAGGCGAGAGCAACTCCTAGGCCGTGTTGCTTTCGCCATGCATTACAAGATGTCGATGGCTGACATCAAGGGCCTGAAGGTCGCGGAGTACGAATTTCTCGGTCGAGAGATGCAGAAAGCGCACCGAAGTGGGAAAGGCTGCGCCAATTGCGGAATCGCGGCCAGGAGTCAGAAGTAGATGAGCGATCGCCAATGAACGAACGTGGAGGTTCTTGTGGCTACTAGGAACATCATCGTTCGATTCCTTGGCGATACCTCAGGACTTACCAAGGCTAATGCAACAGTAGCTGGAAGCCTTGGAGCATTGGCAAAGAGGACGGCTGCGTTCGCCGGTATCGCGACGGCAGGTGCCGGGTTCGCGCAGCTTATCAAGCTGGGTAACGAGTATCAGCTAGCACTCAACAAGGTGCAGGCCGTTACCGGTGCTACGGACCAGCAGATGCAACAGGTCCGTAAAACCGCCAAGCAACTCGGTGCAGACCTTACGCTTCCTGGCGTCTCTGCTGCCACGGCCGCCAATGCGATGGTGGAGTTGGCTAAGGGTGGTTTCTCCGTCAAGGAGTCCATGCAGGCCGCGAAAGGCACGCTCGCTCTTGCCGCTGCCGCGCAGATTGAAGCCGCGCGCGCCGCCGAGATTCAGGTCAACACCATCAGCATGTTCAGCCTGAAAGCGAGTCATGCTTCTCGGGTTGCGGATGTGCTAGCGAGCGCGTCGAACGCCAGTAGCATTGAGATTGAAGATCTGGCGACCTCGCTGAAGTACATCGGTCCGGTCGCGAACAGCATGCGAATTTCCCTTGAGGATACCGCTACGGCTGTTGCGCTGCTGGGCAACGCAGGCATCAAGGGTGACCAGGCTGGTACCTCGCTGCGTACGATGCTGGTCCGTCTTGCTGCACCAACGGAAAAGGCGAGAGATGGCCTCCAAGCGCTTGGCATCAAGGCATTCGACGCGAGTGGAAAGTTCGTCGGTTTCCGCGCCATCACAGAACAGCTCGCGAGGGCTAAGGGCAGGCTGACCGACCAGGAATTCCAGGCGGCAGCCGCAATGGCGTTCGGACGAGAAGCCCTATCCGCTGTGAACGCAGTCGCCAACTCTGGCGTCAAGCAGTGGGATAAGCTACGCGTCGCGGTTGCTAAGCAAGGTGCCGCATCAGACCTCGCCGCTGCGAAGATGAAGGGTCTAGGCGGCGCTTGGGAAGGATTCAAGTCCCAGATAGAGACCCTGGCTATTGTCATCTATGAGGCCATCGCTCCCGCACTCGAATCGATTGTGCGTGCTGGCGCTGAGCTGGTAGGCAAGCTGGGTGAAGCATTTGAGTACCTAGCATTTCGGATCGGTGCGGCAGCGGGTGTAGCTTCGCAGTGGTTTACACCAGCCATGCGCAATCTTGGAGAAATCCTTCGGCCGGTATTCGACTTTATTAAGTACGTTGCGATTGGCTCGCTTGTCGCGCTAGAGCTCGCCTGGAGCACGTTGACGTTTCTGGTCAACAAGGTCGTTGGTCCTACATTCCTGAAGATCACGGAGTGGCTGAAGAACAATAAGTGGGCGATGGCTGCGCTTATCGGTGCAACGGCCGCCCTGCTTGCGAAATTCCTCCTACTCTACACGATAGGGAAGATAGTCGCGCTCTTCAAGACATTGGTGATCGTAGTCAAGGCCACGGCGCTCGCATTCAGGATTCTTACCCTGGCAATGATAAGCAATCCAATTGGTTTGATCATTGCTGCGGTTGGTGCACTAGTCGGCGTCTTCGTCCATTTCTGGCAAACGAGCGCAGGGTTCCGGCAGTTCTGGATCAATCTCTGGGCTGCGGTCAAGAATGCGTTCATCGCTGCTTGGAACGGAATCAAGAACGGACTGGCCGCCGCGTGGAACGGTTTGAAGGCAGGTTTCCACGGGCTTATGGTAGCTGTGCATGCGGTTGCCGACGCATTCGTGTGGTTCTGGGAAAAGGTCATTCGCCCGGTGGGTATCTTCATCGGGAACGCTTTCCGCATCCTGGCTGCCGTGATTTCAGCGGTCTTCGTGGCACCGGTCCTCATTGCGCTCGAATTGCTCGGAGACGCATTCCAGCTTCTCTGGGAACACGTAATCAAACCCTGGTGGGACTCTATAGTGAAAGCCTGCCAGGGAGTCGGTCGCGGCGTGATGTGGCTGTGGACCAACGCAATTCGACCGGCCATCAATGGCATCGCCTGGCTATTCCGGTGGATCTATGATCAGGTCATAAAGCCTTGGTGGGACGCCAATGTCAGGGCTTGCCAGGGTGTTGCGCGTGGTGTGATGTGGTTGTGGAATAACGCAATTCGCCCAGCCATCAACGGTATCGCCTGGCTATTCCGATGGCTTTTCGATCACGTTATCAAGCCCTGGTGGGACTCCGTTGTCAGAGCCTGCCAGGGTGTAGGCCGTGGTGTGATGTGGTTGTGGAATAACGCAATCAGACCGGCGGTCAATGGTATCGCGTCCCTGTTCAGATGGCTTTGGAATTCAGTTATCCGCCCGATCGGCCAATTCGTCCAGAATATGTGGCGTGCGATCGGGTTGGTGCTCCAGGATGTCTGGAACAACAGAATCAAGCCAGCGTTCAATGCCATCGCAACCGCATTCAGAAATCTCTACAACTGGACGATTAAACCCATCGGCGACCTTATCCGGCGGATATGGAATGGCATCGGCGAGGGAATCCGCTGGGTCTGGCGGAACATCATTCGGCCAGCTTTCGATGCGATTAAGACTGCCGTCGATACGGTTGGTCGCGCCTTCGATAATACGGTCAAGTGGATCGGCCGAGTTTGGAACTCCCTCAAGGATATCGTCAGGAAGCCGATCAACGCAGTCATTCGGTTCATCAACGATAAGTTCATCAAGAACATCAACAAGGTGACCAGCGTATTTGGCTTGACAATCAAGATGATTCCGCTACTCGCCGAGGGTGGTCCAGTCAACGGAAACCTTAACCGCAATCGTATTGGACACCTCGCCAAGGGTGGTCGCGCTCGCATGCTGCCGAACGGCTTGTTGCATGGACCGGGCGGTCCGCGTGACGATAAGATCCCGGCCTGGCTGTCCAATAAGGAGTACGTGGTCAACGCTCGGGCTACGGCGCGAAACATCCACCTGCTTGAAGGGATCAACTCCGGCCGAATCAACGAGTCCGACATCGGGCTCCGGTTGGCGCAAGGTGGACAGGCTACCTGGCAGAACCTTTGGGGCTACATCAAGGGTGCGTTCCCGAATGCTCGCCTGACATCAGCCTACCGGCGCGGTGATCCCGGTCAGCACGGTAAGGGCTTGGCCATCGATGTTGCCGGTCCTCGCCCGATGGATACGCGTGCGATGGGGAACATCAACCGCTTCATTGCCAACAGGTTCCCGCAGAGCTATCAGCTCATCTACACGCCTGGTATCAACCTGTTCCGAGGTCGCCGACACCGGTACAACGCTGCTACGCGGGCAGATCACTTTGACCATGTCCACTGGTCGCTGAGCGAGAACGGCGCACGCATGCCGGGCGGAATCGGCGGTGCTGTTCGCGGTGCGGCTGGCGATGCACTAGAAGCGCTGTTGCGCGGTCTTCATGCGCCGTTCAAGCCGGTAATTGGCGGCACTCGTTGGGGCCAGATGCTCAACGAGATGATCAGCCAGTATATCACCAAGATCGGTGACTGGGTTCGTGGCAAGGAGATGGAAACCTTCGGGGGAATGGGCGCTCCCGGCAATGGCCCCGTGGTCGGCCAGGTTCGCGCTATCGCCCGGAAGTTCGGATGGGGCGACGGTCCACAGTGGAACGCCTTGAGTCGATTGATCCAAAAAGAGTCAAGCTGGAATCCACGCGCCCAGAACCCAACCAGTACCGCCTATGGTCTGTTCCAGTTCCTCAATAGCACGTGGGGCACAGTTGGTGCACGTAAGACCAGTAATCCAGCTCAGCAGGCGCAAGCCGGTCTGACCTACATCAAGCGTCGTTACGGTTCCCCGATGGGTGCATTGGCATTCCACAATAGAAACAACTGGTACGACACAGGTGGATGGTGGGAGTCCGGAACGCTTGGTGTCAACGCATCCGGTCGCCGCGAGGCGGTTCTTGACCCTGATCAGTCGAGAGCATTCAAGGAGCGTACGGATGCCGGTTTCGGCAATACCTACATTATTGAAAACCTGGTCATTCATACTCAGGAACTCGACAAGGATGAGTTCATTCGAATTCTTGATGAGTTGACGAAGTAAGGCAGTCGATATGGCGAATATTGGGATAGTGACGTCTTCTGTGCCAACATCAGAGGATAACACGTTGCTGAATCGGCTCATCTCCCGTGGGCACACGGTGTCCTTTGTGGACCATGCGGCTCCGGTGCCTGCTGGCTATGAGCTGTTCCTGATTACCGCCAATGCAACCGCCCTCGATGCGGACGCCAAGTACAAGCTGATTGATACGCCGGTAATGACGTTGCGTCTCCAGACGGCAGCCAGCTTGGCCTTGGCGTCCAACTCGGGCGCGACCACTAGTTCCAGCACGGTGTACGGCATCAATACCGGACATGAGATCGGACTCGGGTTTGATGCCACGTCAACGATTCTGAACACAGCGCAAGTTCAACAAGGTGTATTGCAGGTCGATATTGCCAGTGGCGCTAGCATGTTTGCGTCGACCGGCCCCAGCAGTATCAGATTCGTCGGCTGGACCGTCGATGTCGGCCGATCACTAGTTGGTGGAGTGCTCGCGCCTAAGCGGAGATTGATGCTTCACGTCCCGATTGCGTTCGTATCGGACTTGACGCAAATCGGATGGTCGCTCTTCGACAAGAGTGTGGATTGGTGCCTGAACCTAAATGAGTTCCAGATCTCCGGCACGGAAAACTTCACGTGGGTGGACTCCGATGGTGGCCAGATTCAGCTCAACGTTCTTTGGGAAGTTGATGGTCGGTACATGCCCACGGTGGAGTTTCAGGCCGACTTGATCCCTGGTCGTCCAGGACGAGTGTTCCGTTCGGTGCGCCATGACGTGCGCGAACTTTCGATTCCGATTTGGATAGTCGGCTCGTCCGAAATCGATCTTCAAAACAAGGTGCGTGCCCTAGTCGCAAGCATGGACCCGACACGGGGGATCGGCCGACTGCAATGCACCAATGTGGACGGTGCGCGAAGGCAAGTGTGGGTTCGCTATCACAGCGGACTTTCCATGCCAGAGAAGCTTGGTGACACTTCTGGCCCAAGGGTTCAGAAGGTGACGATCAACTTCATCGCGCACGATCCGTACTGGGAGGACGTGGAAGATACGGTCCGTACGTTCACGGTGGGCTTGCCGCCAACGTTCTTCCCGTTCTTCCCGATGAACCTTGC